GGGACTGGCGGAAGCCATCTCGGGTTTGCGCTTACCCCCGGTGTACTCCAGATTCTCAGTGTTGAGTCTGCGGAATAAGGAGGTGTTGAATGGGATTGGCAAGTTTCAATAGGATGCGAAGACAGAAACTTGAGAAGCTGACGATACAGGAGCTGAGGAAATTGGCTACTGCGAAGGGCATCAAGGATGTTAACAAGAAGACCAAGCAACAGCTTGTGATGGAGTTGACATAATGGCTATAACTACGCTGGAGCAAGTGAAAGCGGTGCTGGACATAACCGGTACCGACAAGGATTCGGTAATCACCGCATTGATTCCCATGGTGGAAGAGGACTATCTTTCCCTGCGGAACAAGGCGTTCGATACCGATGATGACGGTGCTACTGTCTATCCTACCGGAGCCTCCATGACTGCTATCAGAATGATAGAGTACCACCTTGTCGGGAAACCGATGAATGGGACAGCAGGAACGGTTATTTCGGAGTCCTTGTCACGCTACAGCGTATCATATGCCAGCCTCGTGAAGATGTATCCGGATAATATCATCAGTGGTATCAAGCGATATGTGGGGTTCGTATGATTGAGAGATTTTACCGAATGACAGGTGAGATCCACAGGAAGACGAAAGCCAGCGATGGAATGGGCGGTTCCACCACCTCATGGGTTGCCATAATGACAAGCCGTGGGGTGCTTGATTTGGCAAGTGGTAATGAGATCTACAAGGCATCGAAGATCATGGCAGAGGCTACACATACGTGGTTCTGCCAACCTTTGAGCTTGTTGATTGAAGACCCTGCCGAGCAAACATCATACTTCGGTGTGCCGTTCCAAGCCTCGCCTTACGGGTCTGCCATGCCAGCACCCATTCTGAACACCGACAGGCTTGTGGTTGATGGAATCAATTATGAGATATTGTATGTTGACGACCCGATGAACATGGGTCATCATCTGGAAATAGCAGTGAGGAGGCTTGAAAGTGGTCAAGTATGAAAGCTTCGTTAACGAGGTGAAGAAACAGCTTGAGAAACGACAGCGTAGAGCCTTGGAATCTGCAAGTCAGTTTGTATTAGGTGAGACTTCACTTCGATGCCCTATCGATACAGGGAATCTGAAGGGTTCGTATCATCGGCTTATCGACATGTCGGAGCTTGTGGCGTATGTGGGAACAAACGTTGAATATGCTCCCTATGTCGAGTTCGGAACCGGAATCTTTGCGGAGAATGGACAAGGGAGAAAGTCGGCTTGGGCGTACCGAGACGATGCAGGGAATTGGAGAGTGACAAGGGGAGCCAGACCCCAGCCTCATCTACGACCTGCCTTTGCCGATAACCGTGACAGGATTCGGATGTTGATAGAAAGGGAGTTGAGAGGATGAACGAGGATATTCGCAAGATCGTATACCAGAGATTGACACAGGTTTGTGCCAACGTGTATTACGAGGATGTTCCCCATGATTCCCTGCTCCCCTATATCGTGTTCAGCTTCCCGAATGATGGGAGGGTGTACAAGAACCAAGTCGTATCTGATCTACAGGTTGACATCTACGATGTGGACCGTGACGGATACAACGTGTCGAGAGAGATAGACAGGATGGTGCGAGAGGTTGAGCGACAGCTTGACTACCAATCGTTCTTGGAGGGGGAAACCTCGTTCTGGTTCAAGCGAAGGACTAGGACAGCGATACCATTCCCCGACGATGTGAACATCTGGGCTCGCCAGCTCGTCTTTGAAACCAGAATCTATAGGAGTTAATTATGTTAGTACCAGAACAAGTTGAAAAGATCATGCTTGATACAGGTGCGGTATTCGTGAATGGGTCCCTCATCGCTCCCTGCGAGGGTGACAACACCTTTGTGGTCGAGCGTGAGTATCGGGATATCCCATACAACGGAGCGCCCGGCAAGACCAAGGGGCTCAAGAGGATTATCCGTGAGAACGCAACACTCACCGTACATCCGAAGGGTCTCACCCAGTCCATGCTCAAGATGGCATTGCCTGCTGTAACCGAGAACGGAACAGCACTTGAAGGCGGTGGCCGTAGACTCATCGAGGATGCCTCGTACATCAATTCTGTTGTCCTTGTAGGGAACATGAAAGATGGAACGACCAAGGTCATCACCATCTACAACGCTCTAGTCGACAACGGACTGTCCATCACTGCAAGTGAGGACTCCGAGGCCATTCTGGAGCTTGCGTTCTCTGCCCATTACAATCCGTTGGACCTCACCGAACCGATCTATAAGATTGAGGACGGTGTTGTCGCAGGGACTTCGACTGTCACGTTCACCATCTCCGGTGGTGCTGGCGGTGCAACCGTGAAGTTTGCAGGAAGGACTGTAGCGGAAAGTTCAGGGACTGCAGTGTTTGAGGGTGTCGCCTATGGGGACAATCGGCCATATGAGGTTCACGAAGATGGATACGATTCCGTATACTCTTCGGTAACAGTCGATTCAGCTACTAAGACTGTGTCCGTCTCGCTGGCATAAGGAGTAAAAGATGATAAAAACGAAGCACATTTTCCAACTTTCCCGAATCATTGACAAGATGGGTCTTTCCGAAGACATCAAAGAAATCGTTGCTGAAACCAAGAAGAAGAATGTCGATGAGTCGGCTCTCGGCTACAAGATTATCACAGCTCTGGGGAGGAAACTCCACATGGCAGAGGCAGAGGTGATGACCCTTCTTGCTGATATATCCGGTAAGCCGAAAAAGGACATTGAGGACCAATCTCCCAAGGAAACCTTC